TACCCACACCATTTGTTCCGGTCTTTCCCAATGGAAACAACCGTATAGGGTGTGCGATTGTCCGGAGTGAGTTTGGCCACGTATTCGTAAAAGATCGGTTTCTTGGTCTCGGGATCTATGAATATGCAAAATTCCTGAGGCTGTCCGGTTCCCAGAACATCACGCTTGATCCAACATTCCAGAACTTGAATGCTTGGATTCTCGTTGGAGTCGAAGTCCAAATTCTCGGTGCGTTCTTCGTTCTTCAGGGTCGGGCTCCTTGGATTCGCATCCTTGTTCGACATGTTGTAAAAATCAGCAAACGTGATCCATTCCCGATCAAGAAACATTTCCCGAGCCCAGTGCATGTCCTTGTCGTACAATTCGACCAGGATATCCGCATCGTCAATGGATTCGGCATCGGTCGGACATAGGAAGCGATCGGAATCGATGACCTCCGACCTTGGACCTTTGTACTTCACCATTTGAGTTGGTACTCCGTCCGGGAGCGGTTGGAATTCGTGAACGCCCGGAATCATTTGAAAAGATGGCTCGGAAGCCAGGCGCATCTCGGTCTGCCCACTGAGCGGATTCATTTCGGGAATGAATTGAGCGTCCCCTTCGATGATCATTCCCTCCCCCGGGATCTCTTCGAATTCCTGGGTTTCGTTATTAAACAACCCATTCCTTTCGTAATCGTACCAGGTGGAAACATCTTCTTCGTACACCGCTTTAAGAACAAGTGCGCGTTGGATGAAAAGATGGAGATAGGACTCTTCCAACCGTTCTCTGGTCCCCGCCCTGTCCTCGATCTTCCAGTTGAAATATTTGTCGAATGCCTCGGCCATTTCGATATCCGCAGCTCCTTGAGCTTCGAATTTGAAATATGGACTGGTTCCCGTGATTTCATCTTCGGCCCTGGCCATGAAGTGATCAACCACGAGAGAGGTCATGGGGATGGAAAGATTGGAGTGTGAGAATATGCCGTCGTAATCAACCCGGTCATCCCGGTGATTGTGGTACATCTTCCAGGATATTTTGTCAGACTCAATCCTTTCCCGATTGTCCTCCTTCAATTGCTCGACCCGCTCGAGAGCGTATTTGACGAGCTTTTCTTCCTGCTTTTCCGTGAGGCGTAAGTTGGTTTGTTTCATTTATACAATGTCACGCTTTTGCGCTTTCTTGATTACTGTTCTCAACGCATCATGCTCCTTGGCCTCGAGCTCCGCAATGCGTTGCATTTTACGTTCCGGGCTCAGTTTGCTGCTCTCGATCTTTTTCTTCTCCGCTCTTATCTTGCTCCGTAAACCGTCCACATATTTTACCGAGTCGGACAGGCTGAGAAGATCTCTTCGATCGACCGTTATTTGCTTGGCCAATGCCTTGTTTTTACCCGCTGCCTTGAGCTCGGCCTCTACGGTTTTGACCGCTCTCCGGGTATGATAGTACTTGGTTCTGATATACGCGTCATGAGTAGTCGTGCGATAGAAGCGGCTGACGAGAGGGACCTTGTTCGGCTCGAACTCTGAAAATTCCTTGGTGTCCGAGATCACTGGATATACACCCTCTCCGAATATTCCCGTGAATATCTCGTATGGTCCGCCGAGATACCCTCCGAGGAAATCACTGAACTGCTTGAGTGACCATTCTTTCGTCCCGTCCCGGCTCTTGGATGCGTCCCCACCAAAGAGACCGGCCCATGAACCGGTGATCTGATCGTTCCCGCCCATCCATTCGTTCAGTTTCCTATCCGCATCGATTATATATTGATGATCCCGATCTTGCGCCCGCATATGTGTGGGCTTTGGTGCTTCGAAAGGTGCATTGGGTTTGACCCTAGGTCGGCCTAAGAAATCCTCATCCCACTCGTCAAATGGCTTCAGCCAGGATGGGGTCAGGATGTTGGATACGCTGGCCCCACCAATCGGATTGAATGCATTTAAGGTGGCGCTTCCATTTCGGGTCATGAATTCGGCGGCGGAAATAGTGTCGCCATCCGACATCGTGTCCCAAAACACATCGGCCAGAGTATTTCCAAGCGCCCAGATTGCATTGTATCCGAGAGGGACGGGAATTGTTACGCTACCCCCGTCGCCGGGAATTTGAACGACCGCATTGGTATCGCGTTTATATGAGCTCAGCGTATCAAAATCAGTGGTGGCTTTTTCCTCGTCCTCATCGTCATCCATCAAGCGATTTATGGTGGCCAGGAGAAAAGCGGCACCTGCGAGCTTGGCAACGAATATGGCGCTTTTCTTGGGGCCTCTTCTCTTGAAGGTTTGAATCATCCGATCAGCGGAGTTCACACTCGCGCTAAAGAATAGGAATTGGGATCCGAGAATCTGGGAAAGTTCGCCCTTTTGGTTGAAGTCCACAGTTATGTTTCTCGAGATGTTAGCCGCTTGGTGAACGGTCAGTCCATTCTTGATCGCGGCCCAAAAAGCGGACATTCGAACGGAATTTTCAAATGCACTACTTCCGGCATCGACATAGTCCCACAAAGCCTTCCAGCCCTTCTTGGCCGCGCCCTTTGATTTACTCATCTTTTTCTCACTGGCCCGAAAATCTTGGATCAGCTCGGCGGGTGGTTTGTGTCTAAAGTACCCAACCTTGGCGCCGGCTTGTTTTGCGAATTGATACATTTCGGCGAAGTCCCCCCGAGCAAGAAGTTTTTCCGCAAAATCCTCGGTCATCTCGGCGTCTGCGAGCTGGGTGACTTTACCCCTCGCCATATTCAGTTCGTTACTCGCAATGCCTTTGGCGAACCCGCCCAACATTTTTAAATTAAACGCATCCTTAACGAGCTTGGATTTCTCGTCCTCGGTCAAGTGAATACCCATAGTTCCAAGGTCGCGGGAGAGATTGGGAAACCAGAAGATCGGATTTTTCGACGTGAACATGGACGCCATGAATCGAACGATTGAATTCGGGCCTTTGAGAATTTTGGGGAGCGGTTCGTATCTCAAATTCTTCAAGGACCGGGCAGCCCGTCCGCCACGCTCGTTCTGTTTGAACTTGATCATGTGAGCAACCCCGTTCTTTCGATAAACAAATACGTAGTTGTTGTCCTGAAAAGTCGTGTTGATACTACGCCTGACCATGCTCAGACCGTCCACTTTCTTGCCGCCTACCTCGATGTCTTTGGTTTCGATCTGGTAATCTTGTTTCTCTTGGAGTGGGCGAAATTCCTTTTCGAATACTGCATTGTCACCCTCGAACATCTCCCTCGCCTTTTGACTAATGGTCTCGTCCTTTTGCATACGATTCCATAAATCGGGCACTTCCGTTTTGAGCTCGAATGGAGGGAATCCTTCCATTGTTTCAAGCTTCTCGTTCGGGTATGCAACGGCACGTATGATTTCAAATGCCAGTCCGTATGCTTGGGAAACCTCGTTCTTATGGCTTCGAATAGCTCCGTCAAAATATTGTTCCTGAGCGGTCATGAAAACGAGCTTGGGGTCAGGACCGACCGCTTGCTTATTTCCCTCGCTGTCCGTGATCGTGGTCTTTGATTCGCCACTTTTGTTCAATCGACCAAATGCACCTTTCTGCATGAACTTATGCTTGGGCTGGTCCCATCCCTTCCCGGCCGCGGTACTTGATTTTCCCATCACCTGAAATGCACTCTCCGCATCCCAGAGCTTTCCATCGCCCTCGCCCTCGAATCCTTGCATCGGTGCATATGAGTAATTGCTGTCCTTCCCGTCCCATTGATGGATGTATTTCGATCCGTTCTTCTTCCAGTCAAAGAACGAGGATGCTTTGATCATGGCATCGTATTCATCAATATCGGATGAGTTGCCCGGCCTGTCATCCTGGGTCGAGCGAATCAATCCGGACTCGGATTTGTGTTGAAGGGCTTCACGATTCATTTCGTAAAAGAGCTGCAATGGATTGCTCGAGTCTTGAAGAAAATTTTGGAACTTCTTGAGTTCTTTCGTGGTGCCCGTCTCCATGTCCTTGACCACCTTTATGGCATCCTCCGTACTAATACCGCTCAGGTTGTCCCCGTGCTTTTCGAGAAGTTTGGTCAGGAGCTTGATATCGCTCTCTTTTGTCGCTCCGGCCAATTCTTCCTTATACATGTTCTTCAGGCGGATGTTCCTGCTCGGTGCGGCGCGCGCGATAAGGTACTGGCCAAAATCTTCAAGGGATACTCCATGCTTCCTGAGAGCGTCCTCGACGGGTTGCATGAAACGGAGATAGGCTTGTTTTACGACCTCGTCCGTCTTTCCATAGTACTGATGCCAGAGTCCGCGAATGTCCAATCGATCGAGAAGTTTTCGATCATCGATCTTGGAATCCTTGAGAAATTGTTCCACCACGCGGGAGGAGGCGTCGGCGATATTTACGAAAGCTGAAATAAAGTCGGCGTGTGCACCGGGCATCGCGTGTTTTACACGATCCCTAAGCTCTTCCCAATTCTCGCCCAGTTCCTTGGCACCCATCCGCGAGAGCAAGGATACATGCTCATTCAGATCAACGTCGGGTGCGTGGGACGAGAGACTGTATGTTGAGCCCTTCTTTAAATTAACGCTTGAGCCGAGGGCTATGGATGCATCCGAGCTAGGCTCAAAGCCAGCTTTTTTACCGTACGGATCGCTCACCAACGTTGCCTTTTTCAATCCGGAGGGTCTCCAAATTGCTCCGCTGCTTACATCCCACCCTCTTGCTATCTTATACCCTACTGAAATAATTTTCCCTCGGGGGTTACCGTCTTTTTCAGCCTTTTCCCAAGACTTGTGAAGTTCTTCATACCGGGCATCGTTGGCTTTGTCATGTTCTTCAAATCCCTTACCTTCCTTGCCAGAGTAATATTCCGGCTCACCAATATCTATCCATATACCGTCGTAATCTTTGGAGACTTTACCCCAGTCCACTAGGTTCTCAGTTTTCCACTCAGAACTAGCATTGGGATCCCACTCGTCAATTTGGGGGGCGAATTCATCCCTTAAATACTTGGAGATAAAATCGTCCATCTCTCCCTGTGTTCTGAGCCTAAGCACGGAGTCGGAAAGTTCGACCGTCCAAAGCCGGCCTTTTTGAAAGTTGTCGTACCCGTTTGTGTCTATAAATCCCATCCAGTCCAGACCTCGACTAAACCAAGCGCCTTCTGGTTTATTTGTCTGAAAACGGCTTTGGTTGTGGATCTGGGAAACATCGACGACCGAGCCGTCAAAGGAGGTGGACATGATGGTCAAATCATCGGGTTTTACCAGGCTCGCCATCTTGTCCAATTGAGCTTTTGTGAGCGTTGAGTAAGGAAGTTTTCTCGCGATACTTTGTGCGGTTTTGAGAATGTGCCGGCTAGCACCCTCCCCACTTAAGGTCTGAGGAGTAAACTTGGGCTGGCCCAGAGCATCCGCAACAAATTGATTGAGGGCCTCTACGGCCGTGGATTCACCCATGGCGTCAACCATCGGAACAGGTTCCTTAAAAGTCATTCCCGCAGGCATGACATCCGGACCCATGTATTCATCGAGTGCTTTGGCGGCGGCACGAAATTCGGGAACCCCGTAATATTGGCCAAGAATCTTGGTGCGTGACTTATTGATCCATCCATCCTTTCCAATACCAAAGAATGGGAACCACTGGCCGGGAGGCGCCAAGTTTTTGTCTTTTCCTCCAGTTCCCGTGGATTTCCAAAACGGTAGCTTTATTCCGCCTACATCAACGACTACGATCAGTCGGCCGTTGTAATCAACCACATGGGAAGACTTACCTTCTACGGATACCTCTTTCTTCCCGCTCTGCATGAAATCATCCTTACCCAGCGGTATAGGCTCCAACTGAAACAAGCCTTCCCACTCTCCGGCTAGCTTAAATACAAGGTCGCTGTCCGATCCCTCTTGAAGATCGGGATCGTTCTTGAACTCTTCTATTATCTTGTTTCGAAGATCGGAGACTTTCGGGGAGTCGTCGATGAATATCGCCGTTTCCTGCGATGATATGCTTTCCCGATCGACAATTGATTTGCGAACGATGTCCCGCATTCTTTCTTCGGTCACCTCGCCCGCCAAGAAGTCTTTCCACTCGGCTGAATCCTCGGTCAAAGGATCAAGTCCGGTCTTCTGCTCGGTCTTCTGCTCAGTCTCCTGCTCGGTCTCCTGCTCGGTCTTCTGCTCGGTCTTCTGCTCAGTCTTCTGCTCGGTCTTCTGCTCGGTCTTCTGCTCGGTCTTCTGCTCAGTCGGAACCGGAGGCTTCAGGCTGTATTTTCGAACAGTTTGTTTTTTAGCGCCTTCGGGGAGTACGGTGATTTCAAGAACCGTACCTTCGCCCATTGTAGTCTCGGATAGGAATTCTGTAAGTCTGGCCTTGGCTTCTTTAAAATCGCTAGAGCGTAGATCTATGTCCCGGGGATTGCCGCCGACCTCTTGAATCGAGAGAATTCGATCGCCCGGTTTGAGAAGAGTCTGTACTTTTGTAATCGAGGGGGGCTCATCGACTACCAACGGAAATCTGTCCTGTCTGTCAATTTTCTCCCTCTTGCCGGGCAATCTTTCAAGTTGCAATTTCAATCCATTGATCCGGGATTTGAGAATATTGGCCTTCTTAGGATTTGTTGACCGAATTTCAGCTTCTTCTTTTTCGGAACTTTGAATCCGGTTAGTCAGATCTTCCGCCTTAGCCGCGGATTCTTTATTCAGGCCCCAAGTATATAAGAAAGGTTTGGAGTTCTCGGTCTGCTTGAATTCAACACCCAGATCGGCATGTATGCCTTCTTCCTTGGAATCCTTAAATGCTCCCGTCTCTTCCGTGCGCTCGCGGTTCAGGTCGTCTTGAGTGACCTTACCGGATGTGGTCTCGGGATCGGCATCGGATACGTTCTCGTCGATCGCGGAGGCTAATTCGTCCTCGATCGGGGAACCGTAAAGTTGCATGTCGGCCTGTTTGAGCTGGCCCTGGGCTTGGGTCTTTTCAGCACTCTCGTTAATCGCCAATCGGCCAGCATCCGCAATTCTTTGAATTACGGGAATTGCGGTTTCGGCCATTACTTTCGGATCGGGTGTTTCGGTGAGGAACATAGCGGAGGCTACGCGTTCGCCATTCACAATGAAGGTATCTCCGTCGTAATTCCATTCGCCGCCGGAGGCTTCATTTACGGATTCCGGATCAAGACCGAGCAAATCATAAGCTTTCTTGATGAAATCAAACCAAACGTATGGAAGCAGGCCACTGGCAAGACCACCGGGCAATTGCTTGAGTTCTTTCGCTTCGGGTGTGACGTTGTACTTTCCAACCTTAGACGACGGCATGAATTGCAAGTTCGTCATGATCTTGGTCAGATCACTCGTTTTTTCGAGGCTGCTAAAAATATAGTTGGCGAATTGAGCCGGGCTTACGCTATTGGCCGAGGTCAAACCTTCCCGTATTTGATCGTCCAGTTCTTGAGCTCCTTCAAGTACATATTTTTGGTATGCTTCATCCGCTACGGCTTCCCGGCTTTTGGGAATCTTTCTATTGGATGAGTCGTATTTCCAAATACCGTCGGGGTTAGCCTGAGAGTATTCACGACGGATCCGGACGGTGGATCCCTTCTTGGATCCGGGCATTTCGATAACGATTCCCGGAGGAGGTTCGCGTGTAAATTCTTCGCGGATTCTCTGCTCGATAGCCCAGGCAATATTAGGATCGGCAAGTTCGGATGCACCCAGGCTGCTCTTGTTTATATCTACATCCTCGCTCAGGTTATTCCGGCGGGCGGCGGAGAACATGCTGAATACGGGAATTCCTTCATCCGCATTTCTTCTGAGAAATGGTCGCTCCCCCTTTCGTTTCGGAACAGTTCGAATTTCTTCGTTCCCATTCTCTTGGGGCTTGTGAAATACGTATTTTTCGGGATCGAGAGGCTTTCCATTCTTGCCCACCAATTTGAGCCGCTCCAAATTTTCCTTTTTCAACCCCTTTTGACGATCGGCCAAGGCCTGTTCGAGTTTTGCTTGGAACTCTGCACGGAGTGCGGTCATCTCTTCAAGACGGCCTTCCAATTCCTTGGTTATCTCTTCGGTCTGAACGGCGTCGGGATCGGATGCCGTAACGAATTCAGACTGTCCACTGCTCAGATTCCTGAGCTTTCTAAGGAGCAAGTCATCGTTAATGAGGTCAAAAAATCCATAGCTCTTGGGTGTGGGCGTGGCATCTCCTTTGTCCTGTGCAATCTTGGCTTTCCAATCGTCCAGGATTTTACCCATCACTTCTTCGCGATCAGTGTAGAACAAGTATTCCGTCAGGGCTCCCGTCCACGTCTTGCCACTGTGAAGCTGAGGGAACAATCCACCGGTTTCTTCAGCTTGGTCACCCCAGGCGAATGGATCGAATACCAGATTCAAAAGAGTGGTCTTCATGCGCTCAAGCATGTCTTGCTTGGATGGGCTGAATATCTGCGACCCGGCTTCGGCTTGAGCTTGGACCTCCGCCTCGGTCTCTTTCTCAATCCTTCTAATATCTTGTTCGAGAAGAGCGGCACGACGCTCGACAAGGTTGAGAATACGTTGGACCTTTACGCCATTGGTATTTCGATCGTCCAGAAGCTCGAAGCTTCGACCCATGGCGTTTTGATAAATAGTCAATTCCGCCAGGCGAAGGGAGTCAACAGTTGCACTGGTCAATGGTCTGCCCGTCACCTTGTTTTCCCGGTCGAGCATTTTCAGGCGGAACATGGCAAGCTGGGCAAGAGTAGTGGGCTGTTCGGTCTGGAAATAAATTCCGGTCTCCTTGGGCTGTGTTACTTCGTCCCCGGCTTTGCCCGCTTTGCGAGCCTTCGGATAGGGCTTGTTTCCAATCTGTTTGCCGTAAGCGGCCGATGCACGGGCGGCGTCCAGGGCGAGTAAGTAATCCTTTTTGGATCGGTTGTTCCACCAGCTAAGCTTGTCCCCCCAAATATTCGGATTGAATGCTTGGCTAATGGTCGGGTCTTTGACCTCAGAGATTTTGTTATCGGTCTTCGGCTCGGCCTTGGGCTCGATCGGTTTGCCTGTTTCGAAATCGAAAAGGTTGGATTCCTCGGCCTCCTCGGCCTTTGTTTTTTGAGTGACGGGCTCTCCGCTGAGAGCTTCGGTCAAGGTGTCCTTGGCTTTTTTGAATACGCCATTGTCCGGGGAGTGTCTGTTACCGGCTACGTTTAATGTCTTGATGTCATTTTCCGTAAGCCAAGCTCTGAGCTCTTCAGCGGTCGGGTTGATCAAATAGGGCTTATTGTGATCCTTCGCGTGATAAATCGTGAGCTTGGATCCTGCGCTTTTTTCGTTCCCGAAGAGCACGGTCCCGTCGGAGTTGATTACGTTCAATTCGGTACGAGGCCCCCACTTTTTATTGCCCTTCTTGTACGCCTTGGTTTGCTCATCCGTTACCTCAGTAAGGCCCCACTTTTTAAGCCTTTCGGACTCGTCATCCTTGTGTGCGGTCTCGAATCCTTTGGGTGCAATCCCCCCGGTTTCAACGCCCAAATTCTGGCCGACCCATAGCCCAGCCTGATCGGCACCGGTCTGACCACCGGAAATAATCTTGGTCACTCCGGAGGTATTCTTCCGGCCCTCGGCCTTCGGCTTTTGACCCCCGGTCTTCTCCTTTCGGACTTCGGCTAGAATCTTGGGGAATTCCTTTTTCCAAAAATTGTCTCCGACATCATGCGTCATGTACCCGGCTACGTTCAAGGCTTCCCGAAATGCTTTATCCGTATCGTACCGAGTTTCGATTAAGGACTTCATCAAGTCCCGGTTGGTCTTTGTGTCTACCTGGACATCTTTGCCTTTTTTCTGAGCTTCAGGGCCATCGAGCTTTTCAAAGCCTGAAACATACTCTCCACTCTTGTATGCCTGGTACGCACCTTCGACTGTATTGAAAGTTTCCCCTTCATACTCGATCCCGCCCTCGACTGGGCTAAAATTACTCAGTATCCGGTTTTCATCTTTACCCCAATGGATGTTGGTCTTGGTCTGACCCTCGGCCTTCGGCTTCTGACCCTTGGCCTCTTTCTCGGGAGCCTTTCTCCAGTCCGTGTATTGCCAGAGGAGAGTGTTAGCATCCGAGATTTTGTCCTTCTTGTACTCCCCCGTTTTTCTATCTTTAATGTAGATCGTAACGCCCGGAGTGTCGTCCTCGTCCAGTTTTGATCGGTCTGCAATTTGTCCAAGAGTAAGCGGGACATATTCGCCCTTTTCATTCTTGTAGGTGTAGCTAAAATGAGGAACTTCGCGCCAGTCGACGGAGACGGCTGCGTTCTCGGGATCGATGGATTCGCGAAGCTGTCGGATGAGGGTGAGCTTCTTGTCAATTTCCTTGATCTCTTGGTCAATAGCTTCTTGGGCTTTTGTCTTTTTCTTTGGCTTGGCCTCGGCCTTTTTGGCCTCTGTCTTCTTGGCCTGGGTCTTCTTTTTAGGTTCGCTCTTGGTACTCGCGTCCCTCCAAAACGATACGAATTTTCGCTCGTCTTTTTTCAGAGATTTAAGAGCCTCTTTGTACTTTTCTTTTTTGGCTATCGGTGCGAAATACTTCTTATCCAACTTTTTCTTCAAGTATTCCTTGGGCGTCTTATCACTTACGAGTTTTGTAGGCGCCCATTTCTTACCATTCCACAATAAAAACTGTCCGCTGGGAAGTCTGCGAACCACTTTCCAGCTGGCCCCTAAAGATCTGGTTTCGCCTTCGTCCTCAAGCAGAGAAGAGATGCTTTCCGGGTCGTTTTCTTTTAGAAAATCTCTGGCGTCTTGATTATTGGCGGCAGCCGCGTCGACAAGAGCCTTTAAAGCGTCAGCGTCTCCTTTTTTATACGCGGCTTTAAGATCGCTCAAGTCCCTGGGCGCTTTGGGAGGATTCTTGAGAAACTGCTTTCTCGCATACAGCTCGCTCTCGCGAACGGCCAATGCGTCAATCGCACCTTCCACCTCGTTCGCATATTTTAAGAACGCATCAGCCACGCGATTAGTGTCGGGTTCCTTGGCGGTGACCAAATCAACAAGATCATCCGCGACTCTGGATTCGGTGAACAATGCATTTTGTTGGAGCTCGTTAATGCCCAGCATTTGAGCAATGATCTGAGCCATGCTCACTTCTTCCGACTTGAGGGGCTGGCCGTCCTCTTGCTTGGCCTTGGCTTCTTGAATCTTGGAGATCGCGTCAGCTACGCTCTTTTTAAATGCGGCCGGATCCTCGATTAACTTGCGGCCTTTCTTAATCGTATCAACTACCTTCTTAAGCTTCTTTTGAGTAGCTCCGCGGAAAAGGGTCGATACTCGGAGCAATGGGGCGCGTGTATCTTCGACTATTTTTTCGAGCTGGGTCGTTCCCTTTGCTCGGAGGGGTTGCTTGGTTGGTTTGGGCGCTGGAAGCTTTGCTTTTTCCTTCTTGCTCTCGAGGACTTTGATTTTTCTTTCGAGATTTGCCTTTGTCTTCTTTGCTTTCTCGACCTTATCGACCTTTTCCGTCTCAGAGTCCATGAGTGACCCCCCGTCTTTGGCCTTATTCTTGAATTCTTCTTTTGATCGCTTGCCACTCTCCATGAGTTCGATGTCTTCATCGACCTTTTGGATCTTCGATTTATAAGCCTCAAGCAACTTGTTTAGCCGGGTGAGCTCGGTACGTGCGACTTCTTCGGTTTTTTGCTGGGGGGCTTCCTCCGTGAGCTGCTCAACGCCGGCTTTGGCATCCTCGCCCTTGAGCTCGCTATAGCGCTCGGCGGTTTCGACGGCGTCTTCTTGAAAGATTGCTTGTTCGGCGATTGGATCGAATTGTTCTTTTAATTCACTCTCGGTGTACAAAGAAAGCTTGCCCTTGGTTGGCAGGAGTTCCTTGCCTATGAGCAAATTGACCATGGTAGCAACACGCCTGGCGGTAGTTTCGCCATCGGTCTGTGCGATGACCGCTACGCCCTTCATCAAATAATTGAGGGCTTCCTCGTCTCCCATTTGATCAATTACGTTCTTACCCCCGGGCTCGAAGAATTTCTTCATGCCTGGGCGTTCGTGCTGATATTCGCCAAAGGAGAGCCCGACTGTTTTTCCGTCTCTTATAACCCCCTGAGGAGTGTATCCCATGAATTCCAGAATTCTTGCATCTAATCCGAGTCGTTTCTGAACAGTGCTTCCTGCAAGATCAATCCCGCCCACGTATTTTTCAACGAGGGGGTAGATATTCTTTTGGAGGTGATTCTGTAAATCTTTCTTCAGACTGGATACATCAAGCGTTCTGCCAGTAAGAACACGGACAAATTGATAACTGAACCATTCGTCAGCTTGAGCTTTTTTGCTCATGCTTTGCGGGCCACTCATCAAGGCATCAACATGTTTCTTTTCTTTGCTTTTCGGATCGAGCTTGGCGTACGAAGCGTCAGGTTGTTTGACTACGTATTGAGTCATTGCATCCAGGCGTTGTTCTTCGGTCAGGGCGTCGTAATACTTGAGAAGCTCCGTCTCTGTCATCCCCATGGCGACACGGGCAAAGTGACCACCTTCGTGAAAAAAGACACCCAATGGATTTCCGGAGATGGCTTTGCGATTGATGAAGATCGCAAGTTCGTGTTCTTCCTGAGCGAATTCAGGGTCTACCACCCACTCGTGAAAAGAGCCTTCCTGCTTGGAGTCAGCCATGGGGGTCCGATTGGCAAATACAAGCTTCAGTTTGCCGGACATTTTGGGGTTGGCTGCATGAAAACGGGCGAGGACGTCGGTAAATATCTCGAGGGCTTCTTGCTTTTTCGCGTCGTCCGCGAATTGGCCCTGGTCGACAATATGTTGAGCGGCGGCCCGGTAGTCGTGAAACGTATTGAATTCATTCCGGTAGCCAGCGAGATCAATAGTGCCGGTCGTTCCAACACCGGTATCTTTCAATCCGCGTATGATAGTACGAGCGTTGGCAACATCCGGCTTCCCACGGAGCATTTCAACACCAGCACCAAAGGCACCAGGTCCGACACCGACACCCATCTCGGCAGCTACTGCATTGTAATCAATTCGTTCGCCAGGTTCCTTGGCCCAGAGCTGGCCAGAATATTCACCGAGTCCACCAAGTGCGACGTCACCAACGGCTAATTCGGCTGCCTGATTTCGAACTCTTTGAAAACGGGTAAATCGGGGAGCGGTCAGTTGGGATCTTTTCCAGTGCGCGGCGTCGAGTAACTTTCCACCTTTGAGACTCTTTCCAATGTGGTGAGCACCAGTGGTAACACGACCGGCCATCATACCAGCCATCGCATCAAATATGGCTATTGGGACACCTTTCTTTAACGCTTTCGTTTTGATCGCGTCGCGAATCTCTTCGTTATTCCAAGCGGCGGCGAAGATCTTGGGGTTCTTGTAATCAACACCGAGTTCTTGCATGCCCTCGATAACCATTCCGCTATATTCAAGAGTCAGAGAGGCAACACCCCAGTTCAAACGAGCTCCTACTCTCGCTCCAGCCGCAGCGCCCGATGTAACGGTGGCGGGGGCGAGCGGGCCACCGGCCAATCCCATCGCTGCTCCCGCGGCGGTGGTAGTCCCTATGGTTGCCGGGGCCGTTCTCAAATAGGCTGGAAGGAAGGCGGACATGGATTCGAGAAACAATTCGGGAACCGCTTCGGTATTTTCGAAGAATAAATTGCCTAGCGAGTCCCAAACACCTTTGGATTGATAAGCGTGAAATTTCTTGGCTGCACTGCCGGTCGGAATATTTTGTCCCTCTTCGACATATTCGAGAAGATCAGCCATTTCGCTGTCGCTCAAGTGGCCCAGTATCATGTCCTCAGTATAGCGACTTTGTTGGAACATGTTGAATCCGCGAGCGATTGCATTCTTGGAATTCTCATACAAGCGAACGAAGAAATTCTTGCTCTCGTTGTATTCGATCATCTCGTTAGTCAGGCCATATTCGGCGGCGAGCTGCATGGTTTTCGACAAGACCGCACGGTCAGCATCCATCTTTGCCTTGAGCTCGGGCGTACGACCCGTGAGGAATTCGGTTTGTGAATCTTCGCTGTTGTTAAAGGCCTGGCGAACGGCTTGTAAAATCTTGGCGACGTTCAAGCGTTCTTCACCACCGAGCTTTTGAAAAGCTTCTTCAATCGGGACGCCCTGGTATTGTTCGATACCGAGATTTCTCATCTCGTCAATATCGAGAAGATCAACATCGGAACGAGGTAAGCCAATCGGGCGGCCGTCCATCATTCCGTTATTCGAGAACATGAATCCCTGGTCGCGAATCCGGCGATCGCGAGCGACGGTTTCCCGGCGGGACATGAATCCTTCCATATCCCCACGAATGGCAGCGGCCAGACGGTTTTGTTGTTCTTTACTAGACGGGGCTTTCTCACCCGTGAGCATGTCGGGCAGAGGGGCGGGATCCTTTCGGGGATCGGTCTGGTAAAGATTCGGGACTTCTCCGGTCAGCATGTCGGGCAAGGCATCCTCGAACCGCATCTGGTTGAGCATGTCGTCCGTTTGTTTCTTGCTCCTGGGCTTAAGGGCTTTCTTTTGCTTGGCCTCGTCAAGAGCGACCCGGGTGTGCGGAGGAATATTGGTCAGTTGATCACGCAGAGCGATCTCTTGGGCACGATATTGATCGGCAACAAGACGGCGTTCATCCCGTTCTTGCTTGAATCGAAGAAATTGATCGCGCAAGCCGTTCGGTTGATTCCATTTGAAATATTTTCCGAGATTGGACTTGGCTAATTCATCCCCTCCCTTGCTCGCTTTAAGATCGGACTCGTACATGGAGTCGAGAGAGGTAGCAAAATCTTCGTCATTTTCAAAATCACCAAACGAATCGAATTCCTTGTAGAACGGGAGAAATTTATTATCGAAGAATTCCTTGTATCTACCCTCCGAGAAACTAGCCGAGCTGTTAAGCGCACTGGCATCGCTCTTGATATAAGCGTATTGCTTCTTGGCCTGGTCGTACATATCGGCCTCTTGAGAGAATGGAACCTCATATTGGCCGGGTTGAACCTCATACCCGTATTCGGGAAGGGGGTCCTGCTCGTATTGGGGCTGAGCGGACTGGGGTCGAGGGCCACCAAACGGTTGGTATTGCCTTTGAATGGGCTTGGCGAGGAACTGCTCGGAAAATGAGTCCTCTTTGCCGGAAAAATCGTTCTTTCCGAGATCTGGTCTTTCGTCGAACATTCGCCCGGGCGATTAGACGAGATGCTGACTGTACTTCTTCCTCAACCGCTCGTCTTCGGACATGTTACCACGAGTCACGGGGTTGGTGAACATACCCTGCTTGGCGACTTCGTCACGCATCAATCCCTTGGTCCGATATCCAACTATTCCATTCTTTCCAAAAATAGGTACCTTGTCACTCAGATGACCCCCGGGGCCTCGAATGCTGTGCTTTCCAGCACTGCCTTGTTGAGCGGTGCTCGGATATTGAGAGGCATATGGATCGCGAAATGCAGCGCCTAGGTTATAAGACTTTCTGAGAGCGGGGGATTCCTGCACACGCTTAGGCATGGCTACGTCACCCGTGTGATATGGGCTCTGAACGGGGCGGTCGAGAGAAACGTCGTTGAGGTCGGAAAGACGCTGTCTTCTTGCTTTTTTTGCTTCCTCATCCATTTTGCCGTCAGGCATCGCTTGGATCCGTTTTCGCTCAGCTTCTCTCGCCGCTGGATCGTCGGGGACCATATTACCCTCGGAATTCTTCCGATCCCACCATCCACGCTCGGTTTGTTTTTGATAATCAAGCGGGTCGTGTCGGATGTTGTCCGGGTTGGGCTCGTTAAATCCATCGTACTGACCCTGCGGTACGCCCTGTCTGATAATGTGAGCGGATACCTTCCCGGGGTCGGTCATAGAGACGAATTCTTGGGCCGCTTTTCGCTGCTCATCAGTCTGGGGAGCGGGCTGAGGCATAGGCGTGTCCGCAGAGACATAAGCTTTCGGTTCGGGCAATGCCGGGACATCCATGCCAAGAAATGGGTTGCCGGCTGCGTCGGCTTCCGCCTGGCTCGGAGCGGGACGACCCGGAACAGATGGAGGGGCTGCGGGAGGGGCTGCGAGAGGAGCTGCGAGAGGAGCTGCGGGCGGGGCTGCGGGAGGGAGCTGATTGAAAGTAGGTGCGCCAATCACATTGCCGGATTCGAATGGGTCGACGGCTGCCTGTCGCGGCGTCGGGAGGATGGGCTTAGGGGCAGCGCCACCTATGGTATCTCCCTCTTGCAAATATTTCCCGCCGAAGAGCTCTCCGTCGGGAGGGTCAACAAATATTGATCCGGGATCTGCCTGATTTTTGTAAGTATCCCAAATTCCCGAGTAAGATTTACCGCCTGAATCGAAACTGAATCCATAGAAATGAGGAAGTCCCTGTCCCGTCCTTCCGCCGAACCCGCTGTCCACTTTAAAACCAGTCACTCCTGCGTTGGGATCCATGGGAAGCTGTGAGAATATATTCTCGGACAACGATTGTTCGTAGTCCAGTTTTCTCTTTTGCCTGTCTGTATGGAATTTCGACCCGACAGCGGGTATGTTGTTCAGCGCGGCCATGGCGTCGTTCGAGTCAACCTGGTAGGGCTGCGCGAGGAGGCCGGGATCTTGTAAGAAGCCGGATCCTCCGCCGTAGGGGTCCGCGGCCTCTCGTCTCAGCCGCTCTTTGTTTTCCTTGACCCAGTTATCTATATACTCCCGACCGGCCGTGACATCCGGGTCCTCAGGGGCTGCGGGAATTGAGGGGGCTGGCGCAACTGGTGTGCCCGGAAGGGTCTGTCCCTGCCCAGAAGCAAGTGGCTGCGCAGGAGCTGGGGGGGCGTCCGCGAAATCGTTGCGCGGTGCGGGAATTGGGGGAGCTGGCGCAACCGGTGTGCCCGGAAGGGTCTGTCCCTGCCCAGAAGCAAGCGCGGGGGCTGGCGCAACCGGTGTGCCCGGAAGGGTCTGTCCCTGCCCAGAAGCAAGCGCGGGGGCTGGGGGCGCGTCCGCGAAATCGTTGCGCGGTGTGGGAATTGGAGGGGCTCCGCCCATTATGGCGTCGTTCCCGCTTCCGCCCATTATGGTGTCGTTCCCGCTTGCGCCTGGTACCGTGACATCTTCGAGAGGGGGTGGAGTGGATTGAAAGGCTCCGCCTTTTGTTCCGGAGGGGTCGTCCAGGCTTTTTTTGGGGGAGTCCTCTGGAAGATCGTTAAATCGGTTCACATGCCAAGCCTTTTGCTCGGGGGTTAATTTATCCCAGGTACCGGACTTAGTTTTACTGTCGAATATTTTGCCAACATGGTCATATGCGCCCGAGTCGGCCGCCGCTTGGTATCCCTTGTGGAATCGCTCCTCCCTATCGGCTCTTTTTATATCTTTGAGCGCTTGGTTTTCAAAAGCCGTGGCCTGTGCAAGAATTTTAGCCTTTTGGGGGTTGGGTAAGCTGCGAGTTCCACTCGTTGTGTTATCCGGCATCTTGCCGGTATAATTGCGAAGGTTACGAGCTCTTTGGCTATTCTCGTAGCCCGGGAGCATGGAGTCGTCTTTCTGGGCGGCCGGGGCCTGAGCGCCGGGCTGGCCGGGCTGGCCGGCGGGCTGGCCGGCGGGCTGGCCGGCGGGGCTGTCGAGGGATTTTTTGTCCTCGGGTACCTCCTCAGGCTTAGCGCCTAAGGCTTCTTGCTCCTTCTTTCGAAGGTCGTCTTGTTCAGTCTTTTCTTCTTGTCGGTTTCGATAGGCCTCAGCTAACCTTTCAATTTCTTCCTCGTCGAGGGTGTCATCTCGGGTAAATTTATCATCTAGTCCTCGCCTATAGCCCCAGGGCTTAAGAACTTCGTCTTGTGACCTCTCTTTAATCCTGTCAGGCGTGCCCGGAATCAGTTCGATCGCATCTTGTATATTATCCAGGCCCATCCAACTAAGAGCCGGGCCAAATGGCGGAACAGCAGACAACCCGCCCTCTCCAGCATCTCGAGCGTCAGTGAGAGCGGTTATTACATCCTCTCCCTCGCTCGTATTATGTATGCGATGTAGTTCAAAGGCTTTGAAAAGAAGGGGGTCTTTGGCAAAGGCTTCTCCAAAAGATTTGTTGGCCTCGGCATGTCCAGTCCTACTTACGTCCGGTAGGAACATTCCCCCCTCATAAAGCTCGTCAAATCTCCTGCTGAGATCTTTGATGTTTTCTTCGGCATCCTCGATCGAAATGCCTTCGCGCTCCGCGAAAGCTTGCAAATAGGTTTTTAAAAGATCTTGAGGGTTATTGTCGTCACTCATAGCGGAAATCTTAGATTCGGGGGTTTACGGTCTCAACCGCTTGTAATTCTTCTTGAGAGCACCTAAAGGGACTCGTGTGAATCCATCAGGGCACATCAACGCAGGATTCTTGCGAAGCATGCGATTGGTGATTTGTTTCTTTTTCGGGGTCTTGAAAGCGGAGGCGCTGTCAATATTGTATAAAGCGATGGCGGCAGCCAGAACGTGGTCGTCATGGTGGCCGGGGGCAGCTTCGGGCTTGCCACGGTCATTGATAACAAAGGTTTTTAACTCTTTGAGAACGCCAATGTCCGGGATGTCGAAGTTTTCCTCGACCAGTTGAGCGGCCATGTGGTCAATTATTGTCTTTCGTGTAATCTTGTCAGTAGACCAGCCAAAGCTCTTTTCGACCATTCCGCTTGAATCATTGTATTTTCGACGGCGATATACGGTGAGTCCGGCCTCGAGCAAGTATTTGAGCAAAGCGAGACCGGAATTGTTAACCTCGGGAATGATGAAGGCATTACCGTACCAGCGAGCAATGCCCTCGACCTCCTGAGCGAGAACGCCAATGTCCAATCGGCTGTGGTGCAAAGCGACAAGGCGAGGGACATGCCAGTTGCCATGCCAATCCTCGAACGGAGCCTTCCAGACCTGTACGCTGTGAAAATCGGGATCGGCGGCCAAGCCCTGCATTTGTTGGTCTTCTCCAGTACAGGTGTCTGCGGAGACGAGATATTTGCTGTCGTGCTCGGGTTCCTCGTAAATTTTCCAATTTCCTCCCTTGTCAGGCATGAAACTAGCGGTTTTTCCATCGGTTTGGACACCGATGGTACCCATCCGGAATGTCTGTTTTTCAGCCCACTTGGACATTTGATCGAGATTTCCAACGTGAAAACGGGGGCGGGAACTCATGAGAAAGCATTCTTCGGGATCACTCGGATATTCCTGACGGAATTTGCTTATGTCACCATTGCATTTGTCCTGAAGAACACGTCTGCGCCAGTTCATGTTTTCCCAACTGACGTCAAATCGTTCCATTTCGGACTTCTCGTCCTCGGTCAGAGAATCCTTGAAATCCTTAAGCTCGGATTCAGATTTGAAAGGAACTTCGGAGTCGCCAAATTCAAACCAGGCGGCAAATATCTTGGCCCATTCGTTATCCTGGACCCAGGTGCGGTAAAACCAACCGGCCGGGCCATTGGGCGTGGAGTCAGCAACGACCAAAGATACGTTGTCCCCGTCATATAATGACTGCAAATATCCAAGTGCAGGGTCTCGTTCGCCAGCCATAGGCCAAAAAGCGACCTCCGTCATGTTTCCGACCTGAATGGTACCGGATCGGCCCGCATTCTTGGATCCGGCGGTTTCTTTACCATAGGCACTCTTGCTCTTCAATTTGATCAAATCGGCCATGCTTCCACCATCGGCCAAGGATCCTCCGTCCTCGTCCCATGGAAAAAGGTCATTTTCCGCGTATCGACGGTATATCTCGAATACCTTGTCACTGGTGCCACTGATATCGCCCATAAGAGAGCCGTTCAGGTTCTCGTGCTTGCGCATATGGTGGTATGTCAAGGCCTGGGCGCATGTCGATGCTCCCTTCTGGCGGGGTTTCAAGATGATCATCTTGCAAGGCTTGTTCTCAATCTGGCACTTTCTATAGTGCTCGAACATTCGCTTTTGCAAAACATTCGGTACGGGCTTGATATCCCTACCCCGTTTGTCCTTGATGACCCCAAATGTACTGAACCAGACCTCCGGGTCGATTCTGATGAGGTCGGCTAGCTGGTCCTGCTGGTCCTGCTCTTGGTCGGTCATCTTTTAGCCTTGGTTATCCAAACGGAACGCAATTCCTTGGCCCAATTGAGCATGCGCGCACGTGCAGCCCGTTTCCGGATCTCCGCATCGCTATTCAGTTTCCGGATCGTATTCAAATCCCACATCTTCGTTCTCTCCCCCTTCCTCGTCATCGTCGTCAAAACCAAAATCAGCTTCGAATTCAACGGCTTCTCCACAAAAGACCTCGATCACCTCCATTGCGATCTGGGCCATTTTCAAGTCGTCTATGTCGGATTCTTCCCACCAGCGGACAAATACCGAGGAGAGTTCGTGTCTGAACATTTCTTCCGGGGTTTTTGGAGGTTTGGGGGTTTTCATCAATTGGTTCCGGGTCTCAGGTCGGCGGCGGGAGAGACACCAGTTCCGGGTTTGCCGATCGGGGTTTTTACACGCCGGCCGTCACGATAATATTCATGTAGATACCCATCGGATTCAAAAGAGACGTTGGGCCTGCCGTAAGGGTTGGTTTCGGAGGCGAGGGGCGTGGGCTGTACGCGCTCGCCCTCGGTTTCAGCCCCTGGGTCTCGGGCGCCGGTCAACATGTTAGCCTCGCCCTCTTCCCAGGTTCCACCGATTTCAGCCCCTATTGCATCCCAACCAGTCAAGCCAGCGGGTGGCTCGGGTGGCATCTCTGGAGGATCGAATGGGTCGGTCTGGTAGAGATCGACTTTTCGGCCGATGTCCTTAGTCGATAGCCAATTGCCGTGATTGTGCAGGAGCGTAGCGTCCTTTTCGTCCTCCTCCGCCCATTTCTCGTGCTGGCTCTTCTCGTCCATGTCCAAAGGATCAACCTGGTACTCGGACCGCGAGTTAAGGTAGTTGACGCCGCCCCTGGCCATATCCGCGAGGATGTTTTCATCACGAAAGTCTTGTCCGAGGCTGTTAAAATGAGCCAAAGAACCTTTTTGGAAACGTTCGTAAACGTCCTGGGGGTTGACGGAGGCCTGAGTATCCAATCCGGAGTTTCGTTGAATTGCTCTGTCAAGGTTGTGAGCAGCCTCCTGGATTTGTTTTTGGTTGTTCGGGAGCTGTCGGAGCTCCTCCGTGTAGTTTCGCTCGGCTGGCGCAGGGTTTGCGGCGTCTTCTTTGGCGTCTTTCGCGCGCCAGAGGGCCATCTGAGCCTCGTGATCGTACTCAGGATTCATTTTCGAGCTCCAGAGGGGTTTCTTTCACGGATTCGGCGTAGACATCGACAATTTCGTTCAAATCCATCCCGGATGAGCGGAATCGGGACATGATTTCGGCCGGAGAGACCGTTTTTGAGCTGTTGTCGTTGATATTTATCTCCGCACGGGTCGCAGGTTTGCCGAATCCGTACTCAAGCATGAGCTTGGCGGAGGCAATACGCACGGTATGCGAAGGTTTTTCGACATATTCCACACCTCGTTGGCCGTCGGCCCGGCTTTGACGAACTGTATGCATGGCCGCGAGACCGTCACGAAGAGCGCCCATGGCCATTTCGAAGTCGGCGTCGTGTATAAAACGATGAACGTCCTCTCTCAGTCTAGTGATTTGCAGATTTGACATTAACTGGGTCTTCTTCGGGTGTAATAACGCGTATTTGATGCTCCTGGTGGTACCATTGATGAAAGTGCTGGTGGGTTTCACATCCACACATGCTCAGCAAAATCAGCAGCAAAGGAGTCCTCATTTACGGACATAGTACCTTTTTGGTACCCCCCGCACCACCGGATGGGGGGAGGCCAAAACAATCCTTTTGTAATTTCTGTGATTGATAGTCGATTGCGAGTAGTAGTGATAGTTGGTACCCCGCGGGACGTGGGGGGTAGCTAGTGATAGTACTGGTAATCGGCTATAGTCAGATGCAAAGTCGATACCGTCTTCGGTGTCGAGTGCCGTAACTGACTGAGGATCATTGAGATAGATCGGAGGACGCACTGGATTCGGAATCTAGTAACGGTTGAGGAGATCGAGGGCGAGTGCTCGCAGCCCTGGATCCCTCAGAGTCTAGATGAGGAATTTTGTGTGGCAGTAGAGGTTAGATCAAGGAGACTCGGAGCAAAAAAGGGGACGACTGCGGTGAAGCAGCCGTCCCGTTTTTTGAGGACTGGAGTGGATCAAGAGGGATCCGCGTAGGATACGACTAGAAGATCGATGTTGTAGTTCGCATCTTTGGGGAGTATCTCGAGGACGAGACTGTAGGTGTCGTCGTCGTCGTCGTCGAAGCCTTTGGCGACAGACTTGAGGCCGGAGACTTTGCGAGGGCCGTTGTCGGATTCGACCACGAAGAAGCATTTCTGATGGCCGCATCCGTTGAAGATGGCGTCTTCGTAGATGCCGTCGTCTTTGTCGTCATCGAGGAATTCCCTGACCGAAAGGTAGGGAGTATCGTCGTATTGACGCTTTGCGATTTTCTTTTTGCGTTTCCTCGATTTGTCGAGGAGTGCGTTTCTTTCCTTTTTTTTCATACTAGCGTTTTGTTAATGTCAGAATTGACACTTAATGAAATGTGGAAATGAAGTATGAATTTTGAATTATGGAGGGCTTTAATGATAGTAAGCTAGCGGTAGACTCGGAGTAAAAAAGGGAGACCGATCGTTGTGATCAGCCTCCCTTGGTTGGCAGGACATTCCCGAAGCCCCTAGTGGATGCATTGGCACCTACTTGAATTTAGTAGTTTGCTAGTTCATGGTGTAGTCTCCATAGGTTTGTGGTTGTGGTGCTGGTGGTTGTGTGCCGGATTAGGACTCGGCGTGCTCGGCGTATTGCACGGTGACGAGCGGGTTGTCGTAACCTTCGGATGGGGGGAGTACGACGAGGTGAACGATGACGTCGCTGGTGTTCTCGACGAGGTCGTTGGTTATGGATTTGCGGCAGGAGAGCTTGCGAGGTCCGTTGTCCGTGTCGATGATGAAGTAGCCCTTGCGGCCGTAGGATCCAGTGAATCGGCTGTTTTCGATGAATTTGCCGTCGTTCTTGGCGGTGGCTCCGAGGGTTTTGGCTTCTTTTGAGGTCAGGAAGGCAATTTTGGAGTCATTGAATTCCTGTGCGTTTTGGTTGCGTTGGGTGTTGGCTTCGTTGCTTTTTGCGAGTAGTGCTGCTAGTTTTTTTGCATTCATTGTATTTTATTGTTTATATTTAATGTAACCTATGTGTTACATCCCATGTAATGGGGAAACTTTTCTTCTTCGGGTTTCGTACATCGGCTTTAATGAT